TTGATGAGGAAAAGCAGCAACGTAAGCGTGAGGCAGCAGCGGCAATATTAGCATAAAACTGGAGTATGACATGAAAATTACACGCATGAAAAAAGGCTACATTATTCGCCTGTCTGACACAGAAATGGCTGTTCTTAATGTTACAATGTCTGAAGGCATGGGTTCTGGTATGTGGCAAGGTGAAAATCAACACATGGATCCAGAGCAGAAACGCATCATTACAGAAGTGCAAACAATGAAACGTGATTGGATGGTTATTACGGAAGATAGAAGATAGGAGAAGATAAGAAAAAGGGGCTTAAAAAGCCCCTTTAACCCTCTCCCATACTTGCTGCCAAAATGATTGTTTAGCCTTCCTACGGTTGGCCCAATATTTTCTCAAACGTGCAGAGTGAGCGGCTTTTTGCTCTTCTGTCCATTGCCATCTTTTTCCCATTGTTTACTCCCAAATTTTTGCAATTCAACGGCTGGAATATACCAGCGTCTGCCATCCCTCATGGCTTGTATGATGCCGTTTTTTATCCATTTTCTAATGCGCTTCCGGGCCGCATCACTGTACCCTTCAGAAAACAACACCTGACAGGCTTCCTCAAGCGTGTAGAGCAGCGGTTCAGTCATTAGCTTGCCATCCTGGCGGCGGTGGTGGTGGCGGTGCGACAGGAGCCTCTGACGGGGCTGGTGACTGCATTGGTGCGCCATCGTTCAAGAACAGGCCGCTGTTCACTATTTTTTCAAACCCTGACGGGGTCTTAACCTGTAACTCAATGCTGGGCCTGCTGCGCCAATCAGCTTTGTTTGCAGAATAATAAGCGTCAAGTTGAGCCTTCAGGGCGGGATCACTGATGTTGAACCAAAATGAAATCTGCAAAAATTCATCTATCTGCAACCCTCGTTTAAGCATTTCGGGTTTGACTGACGCTTTAAACTCTGGTTTTGCCATGTTATCTGTCTCCTTTTTCTATTGGCGGTTGGGCAAGGTTTTCTTCATGCTGTTTCCAAACAGCATAAAATCGGTTGTAGTCATCAGGTTTTTCTGTAGACATTTTGTGCAGTTGTGGATTAATTTGGTTGATCCAGGCGTTAAGGCTGACCAAAGTTTTCAACTCTTTGCATTTGGCCTCAAGCTCTGACAATGACAGTTCCCTGGGCGGGTCATCTAACAGGCCATTAGCCTCACCGTCATCGTCATCATCTTCATCTAGCTCTTGTATGCCTGTAGCCAGCCCTAACGCAGCCATAAGCGCATATCGCCGTGCATAAGACACAGCAGACCCCATTTGCTGTGAATTTGATGGGTCTTGAACAATTATTGGATATTTACCAATGATTGGCTCTTCACCAGATGTGTGCATGACAATGGTTTTGAGAAACGCACCATGCTCATCCCTATCAACAACCTGGCTAACACTAAGGCCGTGCGCTGCCGCCATTTTCACTTTGGTCATTATGGCCCCAACAGAACTATATTTTGACCGCTGACCCTGCTTGTCAGCCGCAAGGCCAGAATTTTCTTTTTGGAACGCTGCAAACGCTTTTGCCATTTCACTCATTGTCACCCTCAACTTTCTTGGTTGGAAAAATATCTTTATGTTGCGGGTTTTTAGACATCCACAGCCGCGCATAATAACTTTTAAAATTGTTGTTTAGTTTAAGCGGTTCACCGTCTGGCCTAGCATTGACTGTTGCTATGGATGTTTCCCAACGTATGCGCTCTAATATCATTGCAGAGCCAATTTTTGTGTGGCCTTTTGCAATGGCCTCTTTTGTGAACCTGTCCCAAAGCTGGTAAACCTT